TTATTGCCATCTCAAAAAATCAACTTTAGAGATTTAATGCCAACTTCAATAAGCGGTACTGGACTTTATGTTCAATATCGTGAGACTGGTGGAGAGGGTGCAATTGCAGTTCAGACTGAAGGATCATCTAAAGGTCAGGTAGATTACGATTTATCAGAGATTAAGATTGTAGAAGATTACATTGCAGGTTTTGCGCGTTTCTCAAAGCAAATGGCTAAGCAATTACCATTCATGCAAACAACTTTACCAAGATTGTTATTGAGAGATTTCTACAAGGTTGAGAACAGTACATTCTTTGCTACAGTTAGTGCTGCTGCAACTGGAACAACTGCATCTGCAGAGACTGATGATATCAAGTATATTGTTGATTGTATTGCAGCTCAAGCTCAAAACAATTACAATGCATCTTATGCTTTAGTATCTCATTTACAATTGGCTCGTTTAAATAAGTTATTGTATGTTAATGGTTACTATCAAGGTTCGGGTGGTATCTTGTCAAGTGTTAACGGAAACGTTGCAATCAGTGGCACACCAATCTTACCAGCATCTTGGGTAACTGATGACAAGATTTTGATTATCGATAGAGATTATCTTGAGCGTGTTGAGACTGAAGCTATTACTGTTGAGTTCTCAATGGAGGACGCAGACAACTTCACTAAGAACTTAATTACTGCACGTATTGAGTGTCTTGAAGATGTTAACTTGATGATGCCTGCATCAGCTTTATATGGTGATTTCACTCCATAATAAATAGGTTAGTTTGTTTGATGATGAATAAAAAGGCCCTGCCCTACGGGGTGGGGCTTTTTAAAATAAAATAATCATGGTAGAGTACAATAGTGTTTTAGATGTTCAATTTCAAGATGGGGTAATAACTGAGCCGGTTACATTAACTGAGGCTAAGAATTTTTGTAAGATTGACATAAGTACTGATGATGATTTGATTAATGTATTGATTACGGCAGCGCGTCAGATGTGTGAAGCTTACACTGGAGTCGGGTTTGTTGAGCATGATGCAGTAGCAGTATTAAATAATATGAATGGTGATATCTACATTCCTTATGGTCCAATGATTGAGATAATAAGTGTTGAGGATGATAACGGCAGAGTGTTAGTGCTTGATTTAGATTATACGATAGGTGGCAATGAGTTTAAGAGACTTAGGACACCACATGCAAACAACATAACCATTGATTACATAACAGGGTACACAACATTACCGGAAGCATTAAAGACGGCATTACTTAACCAGGTGTATTATTTGTATGACAATAGATCAGTTGGAACAGATGAAATAAGTCCAATAGCAAAGACAATTTTAAACCTTTACAAGCGTGTATAAATTAAATCGTAGAGTTACTATCAATAGATACACAACGAGCTTGAATGAGTTTGGTGGGTTGGTTAGTGTATTAACTGGTAGTTGGTCAAAGTGGGCAGATGCGGAGCAAAGAGATGGGGCAACGGCTAAGAGTTATGATCAGAACCAGTGGACGTATGATCAAAACTTTATTTTAAGATTTGAGCGTGAGCGACCAACGAGAAGTAATGATGTGATAGAGTACGAGTCACAATTTTACAAGATTAATTCAATACAGATAAGGAATGAGGGCGCGAAGTCTTTTGAATACATAAAGGCTACTAAGTTAGATGAATCAATAAATTCAGATGCACCAATGGACACAGGAAACATAAAAGTATACAACTACATTGCTGAGGGTGGTGAGTTTCAATTTACTTACAATGGATTGGTGGGTAAGAATGTTTTTGGTGCATTTAAAGACGGCATACAATATCTAGTAATTACATCGGGTAGTCCAGTAGGCAAAGAGGTGTTGTATAATAGTGCTACAGGTGAGTTTACATGGGGTGCTTATTTTGAAGTTAACGAGGTTGCAACAATACTTTATTACTAATGGAGTTACAAATAAAAGGAATTGATGCGCTAATAAAAAAAATGGATAAGTTGGCAGCTAATGTACAGAAAGATGTACAAGTTGAGCTTAACGATTGGGCAGATACGACATCACAGAATGCGATTAGTTTAGTCAGTGCAAATAGTAGTGATGAGGGTTTATTAAAGAATTCAATTAAGCCATATTATGGTAATGGCTCAGCAAGTGTAAAAGTGGCTGCAAAGTACGGAGCATATGTAGAGTTTGGTACTAGAAAGTATGCAGCAGCTTATGTTGGTTCATTGCCTGCAGAATGGCAAACATATGCAGCAACATTTAAAGGTAGTGCAGGTGGAACATTTGAGCAGTTTGTAGAATCACTAATGGCATGGGGTACTAGAACCGGTAAAATGGATCCTAAGTATGCTTACGTAACAGCATTAAAAATATTGAGAGAAGGAGTAAAAGCGAGACCATATATTTATCCATCAGTACAGAAAACATTACCAGTGCTAAGAAAAAATTTAAGAGCAATATTTAAGTTATGAGAGATGTAAACAGCGCGATATTACAAGCTTACTATGAGATAGTGGATGGGTTGAATATTCCTGTTTATGAGGGTGAGGAGCCGGATGATGTTAAGCATAAAATTTATTGTGTCATTAATGATGCAACATCAACTGAGACAAGTACATTTAATAGCTCAGACGTACAATTAACCGTACAATTATCTTTACATAGTTGGGAGTACAAATACAACAACAGCAAAACATTAAATACAGCGTGTGGACAGATTATAGAGGCAATTAAACCAACATCTACAAGCAACCTAGACTTATCAGCGTTTGACTTGCAAATGTGCAATTTAAGGCTGCAAACGGATAGGACAGAAAGATTTGGCAATTTGGGTGGTAAAGTATTTATTTCAAGAATATTGATATTTCAACAAGATATTTTCGTAATTTAGTAACAAATTAAAACTTAAATAAAATGGCAGAACACAAAGTAGCCGGTGGTACAATGTTATTATTCATTGATCCAACAGGTGGAACCGATTATGATACTGTAGTTTGTCTTACATCTGTAAGTAAAGCTGATTCAATTACTGTTGTTGATGCATCATCAGCATGCGGACCGGATAAGAGTCCTGGTACATTAGAATTGTCATACGCATTTGAAGGGCAACACTTACAAGATCCTGATGCTGGTAAAGTTAGTGGTACATCACTTCGTCAATTGTTAAGAGCTAAAACTACAATAGGCTGGAAGATTGCTCCTGAATCACCAGTAACAGGGGATGAGATTGAAAGTGGTACAGGTTTCTTATCTGAATTAAGCTCAAGTTATGCTTTTGATTCAGTAGGTACATTTACTGGTACTATTCAACCATACGGAGATCCATCGTTATCTATTCAAGCTTAATTAAACATAAATGGCTGAACATAAAGTAGAAGGTAGCAACATGCTACTTTTCATTGATCCAACTGGAGGCACTGACTATGATATAGTTGTGTGCCTTACATCTGTAAGCAAATCAGACAGCGTAACTGTTGTAGATGCTGCTAGTGCGTGTGGACCGGATAAAAGTCCAGGCACATTAGAGTTATCTTATGCTTTTGAAGGTCAGCATTTACAAGATCCTGATGGTGGTCAAATTAGTGGAACAGATTTGAGAATCTTGTTAAGAGGTGAAACTACTATAGGCTGGAAGATTGCACCTGAGGCACCAGTAACAGGGGATGAAATAGAAGAGGGAACCGGCTTTTTATCTGAGTTAAGTTCAACTTATGCATTTGATAGTGTTGGTACATTTACTGGTACTATACAACCATATGGCAATCCTACATTAAGCATTTATAATAGTTCAACACCATCTGTTAATATTGGTGGCTATAATTGGATGACAAAGAATCTAAGTGTTACTACTTATGCTAATGGTGATGCTATCCCTGAGGTTAGTGATCCAACAGCTTGGGCAGCATTAACTACTGGAGCTTGGTGTTATTATAACAATGATCCATCTACTGAGCCTGTATATGGTAGATTGTATAATTGGTTTGCAGTAGCTGATATTAGAGGTTTAAAACCTGATAATGAATATGGATGGGTTGTACCAGTAGAGGCTGCATTTAATTATCTTTTTACTACAGTTTCTAATGATGGTGGTGCTTTAAAAGAGGCAGGCACTGCACATTGGTTAGCACCTAATACTGGAGCTACTAATTCATCAGGATTTACAGCAGTACCGGGTGGAGTAAGACAAGCAAATGGAACATTTGGTGGTAGTGGTGAAAGTATTGGTGAATCTAGTGAATATTGGGTAGCTAATAGTGCTGGTGGTGATAATGCTAGAAGTGAAGGATTATATTATAACGAAAGTGGTACTTACTATAACATATTTGACCAAAATGCGGGTTTATCAGTTAGGTGCTTTTGGGATTAATTAAACATAAAAAAAAACAAAATGAAAATTAAACTAAACGGCAAAGAGTACGGAATTAAATTCAATCAATTAGCCATTGAAAAATTACACGAGTTTAACGATGGTGAGACTACTTCAGGATTTATGTATGCAATGGTATATGGTGGTATGATTGGTTACAGCAGATTAAAGCGTGAGGATATCGAGTATACATGGGAGTTAGTATGTGAGTGGGTAGATGAGATGGAGAATAAAAATGAGCAGATACAAGCTGTTACTACTTTGCTTAATGAGACAAAAGTATGGAATGACTTGATTAAGCAAGGTCAAGAGATAAGAGAGAATGAGGAGAAAAAAAAAGCCATAGAGAGCGATGCTACGACAACCTCAAGTTTGCTTTAGGAAAATTAGGATGGAGTGTAGATGAATATTATTGCTCAATGCCTCATGAGTTTTATGCAGCGTGTGAGGGATATCAAGAGAGGCAAAAGGAATCGGCTATGGTCATTCGTTTTGCCTCTTTTCGCATAGCAGA